TGGACAGGTTATCCCGGTAGTGGTAAAACAGAATTGTTATTTGAGTTATTAAAAAACTGTTCAGAGTTCTATGACCATAAGCATCTCATTTATATGCCAGATGCAGGGAGCAATGCAGAGGTGGTTGCAAAGCTGCTGCACAAGTTTAGTGGAAAGCAATTCCAAGAGTTCTACTATGATTCAGAAGGCAATAAGCAAGTCATTGAGAACAGGATTGAGATCTCTGACATTGACAGACATCTCACAGAGGTGTTGCATTACTTTAAAATCTTTAATCCAAAGCAAGACAATCGCAGCAAACAAGTAACTCCAACAGAGTTCTGGGAATATGCAGTAAAACACAAGGATGAATTAGAGTTGTTTAGTGCAGTTATTGATTCTTGGAATTACATGAAGCACGATACTGATGGATTTAGCAGAGAAGATAAATGGTTAGAGGCAACACTAAGTAACAGAAATGAATTGGCTGAATCATCCGGGTTGCATTTTCACACAATCATTCATCCAAAGACTGCTAAAAAAGACAAGGATGGCAAAGTGATTATGCCGGATATGCACCAATTGAAAGGTGGTTCTGAATGGGGAAACAATGCAAAATCTGTTATAATAGTTCACAGAGATTTTGATTCACATAGTTCTGATATTAAAATTGATAAAGCAAAACCTGCCATTGTCGGCATCAGAGGTACAACTTCATTGAGTTATGATATCAAGCAAGGAAAGTATTTTGAGATATTAAATGGTGGTGTTAAGAAATACGCAGAGCCATTGACAGATGATGAGCAGATTCCAATCCAGACAGAGATGCAGGTTATGAACAATGGATTGTTAGAGAAATTCAGAGGAGAGCATGATGCACCTTTTTAAAAACAAAACAAAATGAAATTAAAAGTAGGTACAGATTTTAGTGGTATTGGTGCGCCAGAACAAGCACTAAAGAATTTAGGTATTGATTTTGAATCAGTATTTGCTTGTGAGATTGACAAGTATGCAAGGCAATCTTATTTAGCAATTCACGATGAGCCAAAGAGATTCTATAATGATATTACAAAACGTGACCATACAGAGGTTGAGCAATTGGATTTGTATGTTGCCGGGTTTCCTTGTCAGTCATTCAGTATTGCAGGTCAGCGAAAAGGATTTGATGAGGCAAGAGGCACACTATTCTTTGACGTTGCAGAGTTCATCAGAATCAATCAACCGAAATGCTTTATTTTAGAGAATGTTAAAGGGTTGTTGTCACACGATAAAGGAAGGACATATCAAACAATCACAGACATTTTAACCAATGGTGGTGGTACATTGAACGGACAGATAAGCATTGATTTGTTTGATGATGGATTGGGTTATCATTGCATTGCTCAAGTACTCAACACGAAGGATTATGGAGTGCCACAGAACAGAGAGAGAATCTTCATTGTTGGATTCAAAGATTTCAGAGAGTTCAGCTTTCCAATTAAAGAGCAGTTGCAGTTGCAGTTGAGAGATATGCTGCAAGACAATCCAGAATCAAAGTACTTAATATCTGAAAAATGGAGAAAATGGATAATAAACCATAGAAAAAAAAGGCAATCAAAAAATGACTTTCCTTTGAATTTAGATGGAATCTCATCAACAATAACTGCTCGTTATTTTAAAGGTGGTGCTGAAGATGGTTTTATTTCTGTAGATGACAAATATTATTTATCTGATAAATTGGTTAAATACTTTAAAGAAAATCATATCAAAAACCAAGAAAAGGGTAATGGATTTAAATTTCAACCGGGCGCAGGGGATGGAGTTGCAACATCTATTACCACAAAAGAGGGTGCAAGAATAGAAAATAATTTCATTGAATCAGAAAGAATCAGAAGATTAACGCCATTGGAATGTTGGAGATTGCAAGACTTTCCAGATGATGCTTTTTTTAAAGCTGCTGATGTTTGCTCCGATACTCGCCTTTATCAACAAGCAGGTAACTCCATAACAGTTGCAGTCATTCAAAAGATTATCCAAAAGATTTATTAAATTTAAAGCATGAACGATATTAGATTAAAATTACCTTTTGCTCTGGATAGTATTTTCTTGATTCATGGCAAGACCTATGAGATTGTAGATAGAGCAATCAGTTGGAACGCAGAGAATCAATGTGAGGTGTTTGATTACAAGATGAGATTGTTTAATGATTTCGGCAGTTGGTTTAATGTAACACATCAGAAACTCATCAATCAAAAGTACAAAGTTATTCACAGAGAATTGTTTATTAAAGCAGGTCTAAAAGCATTCTGATGGATATCAAGATACTTACAACAAAGGTCAAGTTGCAACATCTTCTTGAGAGGATAAAAGCCAAAGGTGAGAATGAGAATCTGGATGAGCAGCAGACATTGATTGAGGCAATCCTGTTGATATCTGAATTGCAAAAGCAATCAACAAAACATTATTCAACTGCATCAGAATACAGACATAAATGGGCAGAGAGTAAAATGGAGTTGAGGCATTTAGAGAAACGATGCAAAAGATTAGAGGATAACATTGAATTATGAATCTGCAATAAAAGATGTGTACTCGTTTCTGATGGATTTGAGCAAGAAGATAACCCGGAGAAAGGATGAGCAAGATGAATTGTTGCAAGAGGTCATTGTGCAGATACTTGAGAAAGACAAAGAGCAATTGATGCTGATAAACAAAGAGGGAAAGCTGATTGATTATTGCGCAAAGATTATGTTGATCAATTATAATAGTGGATATTCAAAATACAATTATCAGAGATTGAAGCACAGAAACAATTGCCCACATTCAATAGACTACAAAGATTTCATTGAGTTGTATCATTTTACTAATGACATTCAACAGACATATTGCCGGGATGAATACATTGAGCAGAGGCGAGTGATTAACTACATGGAGCAGAACAAGAACTTTGATGCCATTGATATTGGATTGATGAAAGCATATTTTGGAGTTCAGTATAATTTCAAGGAGATGTATGAGGAGTTGAAGCAGAGTGGCGCAGGTTCATTTAGTTATGGATGGTTGCACAATAGATTGAAACGAGTTAAGAAACTAATGCCAGATAATTTTAGAGAGTTATGGAAGTCTTAAAAGCATTAATATTCTGTTCAACCGTTCCCTTTCTGATAGCTGATTATCTGCCATCATTCATCAAGAAAGTAACTGCTCACAAGTATCTGTATTACATTGGTGCAATCCTGTTGACTGTATTATCATACAAGCCATTCTCATGTGCAACCTGCTTATCAATATGGTTGGCGGTTGCCTATACATTGACATTAAATCAAAATTTTATATTATATATTGGATGCGTACCAATACTCACAGAGGGCATTGAGAGGCATTTAAAACTGTTTAAGCTATGACTTACTACCAACAATTAAAACAATATGATGATATCCTGTTCATGTATCAGCGAACTAAAAGCATGACCAGAGGCAAGGAGAAAGAGATCAATGAGTTGTTTGATTTGTATCAAAAGCATTCTGGTAATCAATTAGATAGAGGTTGCAATGTATGTGTTTCAAGAGCCATGCAAAGGATTTGCAATTGGTATTTCACAACTAAAGAATCATACAAAAGCAGAGGAGCAAAAAAGAAATGAGCAGCGAGGTGGATAACAGGAGTGAGAGAGAGGATGATGTTTGGAAATTCAAATCTGCTGATGGAATATTGGTAGGTTCTGATGGGATATTGTATGCTTACTTTAAAACCATATCATACGTTTATATTGATGAAGTAAATGGAGTAGGTTTAAATGATTCAGCAGTTAAGACAATACAAGATGCAAAGAGTGCAGGTCACGAGTTATATATCAACCTTGACAGTATCTCATTGGATTACATTGCTTTCTTGTACGTTGAGAATGATAATGATTATTTATTGAATTAGATGAGCAGAGAACTAACTATCAAGGAAAGAAAGTTTGCAGAGTTGGTTGTTGAATTAGGCAATCAATCAGAGGCGTACAGACAAGCGTATGATGTGACAAATAAAGATGCTGAATGGGCAAGAATCAACGCATCTAAATTAATGGCAAAGACTAACATACAACTAACTGTCAATGAGTTAAAGCAACAGACTGCACAAAAACATCAGATAGACAGAGATTGGATAGTGCAGAAATACATTGGAATGGTTGAAACATTTGAGGAGATTAAGAGATTAATGCACCAAGACAAGTTAACCAAGAATGACAAAGAGAAGATTTATGCAATGGCTAATTCTGGATTGCTCAAGGGTAGTGATGCCAAAGGTGCATTAGATTCTCTTGCAAAGATGCTTGGTATGAATGAGCCAGAGAAGATTGAACAGAGGCAAGAAATAACTATCAATGTAAAAAGGAATAGAGATTGATGGACGTCACACCTGTATTTGAACGGAACTATGATGCAACAGAGAAGATTGTAATCAATAGAGGCGGTACAAGGTCAAGCAAAACCTATTCAATTGCTCAACTCTCTGCATTGTGGTTGATGACAGGTTGCTATGGTGACAATCAATTTTGTCATGTTGGTACGTGGAGTACAGTTAGAAAGTACAGAACAACATTAGACAATACGGTTGTAAAGGATTTTGAGGAGATACTGAACAACAATGATTACTATAATCAAGTAGAGCATAACAAGACTAAGAAAACATACTCATTTGATAAGAGGGTTGTGCAGTTCATTGGTGCAGATGATGAGCAAAAGCTGCGAGGTTCAAAGCAGAATATATTGTATTGCAATGAGGCGAATGAGTTGAATTACAGAAAGGAGTTCTTTCAGTTATTGATTCGTACAGAGAATAAGATTTATTTGGATTTCAATCCGGATGATGAAGATGTATGGATTAATACTGAATTAGAGCAAAAGAGAAAGCAACAGGAACGTGATGTTAACGTCATTGTTTCTAATTATAAACACAACACATACTTGCCACAGTCATTGGTGCAAGAGATTGAATTATTGGAAAAAACTGATAGAGCATTCTGGCAGATTTATGGATTAGGTGAGTACGGTGTTATAAAAGGGAGAGTATATGAAAATTATGAGTTATGTAGTAGCATCGATAGTGGGTGTGATTTTGTTGCCTTTGGTGGCGATTATGGTTATTCTGTTGATCCTACAGTTATTGTCGGGGTATGGCGTACAGGCAACAGGTTATATCTTAGAGAAGTGCTTTACCGGGTTGGCTGCACGAATAGAGATATTGTTCAAGAAATTAAAGCCAAAGGGATAGACATCAGAGATAAATTTATTTTTGATTCAGCAGAGCCAAAGTCAATTGAGGAGATGTATAGAATGGGTATGAATATCTTCCCGGCAAAGAAAGGAAAGGACAGTATCAATAATGGTATTGATATCTTGAAGCGGTTTCAAATATTCGTGACAGAGGATTCTCACAATCTGATTAAGGAGTTCAAGAATTACAAGTGGGCAATGGATAAGAATGACAGACCAACAGGAAAACCTGTGAGTATGTTTGACCATTGTCTGGATGCAGTCAGATATGTTGCATTAAATGAGTTGGCATTAAACAACAAGGGTGTATATAAAGTGAGATAATTGATTATCTTTGTGATATCAACCTTTAGTTAAAAGGTTTGTTTTGTTTTTAGTTTTTAAAGAGGGGTATGCAGTTGATTCTGCTGCTCCTTTTTTTATGCTTGACAACTTGCAAATAAATTATATTATACTACATGAACATACAAATACCTAAAGATTGGGATGCAGTAACGGTTGGAAACTTTGCGGAGTTGTACCCGGTGCTTTCATCTGATGCGACATTGATTGAGAGAGTACCTGCATTGTTATCTGTGTTATCTGGGCAGCCATTAGATGATATCAAGAAGATCAGCATTGAGGATTACAAACGGTTGAATAAGCATTTGAGTTTCTTGAATGAGTTTGATAAGCTGAAAGAGATGCCAGATACGTTTAAGATTGATGGAGTGAGGTATCACATTGAAACGGATATCCACAAAATGACAGGTGGGCAGTATATGGATTTGATGCACTTTCTAAAGGAGTGCAACAACTCTGATTTCTTGATCATTCAGAATCTGCACAAGATACTGACGTGCATTATTATCAGAGATGAGAAGAAAGCATTTGGATGGAAAAAAGGAAAGTACAACGGTGAGTTATTTGCAGAGGTCAGCGAGGCAATTAGAACAAAGATGAGCATCAGATATGCCTATCCCATTGCTCTTTTTTTTTGGAATCTTTGGGGAGAATTAACAAAAAGTATGACAGATTATGGCAACAACCAACTAACAAAAGCAGAGGCAATCTTACAGGAAGTGGCAAAGGACTTGAGCAATGGGGATGGTATGTGACATTAGATAACATGAGCAATAGCAGACCAGAAACATGGCAGTTTTATTATGAGATGAAATTGCTTGAGTTCTTAAATCTGTTGTTGTATTACAAAGATAAAGAGGAGCATATTGAGAAGATTAGACAGATGAACGAAATGAAAGCACGTAGATAATTGGCACAAAAAGATAAATATCCGTTAACAACTGCAAGACTGCAACTGTGGATTAATGTACGCATAAGACGAATGCAGCAGAAATTAGCACAAGAAGGTAGCAACAATAGTGGTGCATTACGTCAATCATTAGCTGCAAACTTTAATGATGCAGTCGATGAGAAAGGTGGTATCATCTCCGGGTTAATCATTGCCAAAGATTATTGGGCATTTGTTGATGAAGGTGTGCGAGGTGTTGGTGGTAATTCAGACATCACAAACAATGCAATGCCTAATCAGAATGCAACATCACCATTCAAGTATGATAATAAAAAACCGCCATTGAGTGATATATTGAGATGGGTTAAAACTAAACTACCTGCAAAGGGTAGTGATTATTTCTCTGCATTGAACATCAGAGAAGGCATCTTTAGGAAAGGAACTAAGCCAACATACTTTGCATCTGATGTGCTAACAGAACAAGCAATTAATGAATTGAATGAGGAGATAGCAGAAACATTAGCACAAGACATTGCAAATCAATTTGAAGAATAATGGCAATAACAATAATAAATACACCATCTAATTTTGTACCTGTAAACAACAATGTTATCTGGACAGGTTCATCAACCAATGATGCACAACCACAGTTTAAATATTTGGTTGATATATTCATCAATGCGGTGCAAGTATATCGATATAAGATTAAAGCAGAGCCAACAACAGGCAATGATTTATTAGTGGTTGATGTATCAAAGATATTAAGGAATTACGTATCACAGAATCTGTACATTGAAACATTTACTCAAGGCATCATTGATGGCAATGAATCATTCACAGAGTATGAGATACAGATTGGTGAGGAGTATGAAGTTGCAGGTGTGTTAACTCAATTTCCTAATCTTGCCAATGCAACAAGCTATGTGTTTAATGGCGCATTATCTTATACAGATTTCGTTGATTTCAATCCATCAACTTATTTAGATTCAAAGTTCTTAACAGATGCACCAAGAACGCAATCAACAATTCTTGCAGGTGGTGGTGCATTGCATTTGATGCTTGATGTGGGTACTACGTTAACCAATCTCACAATCAAGACTTATCAAAGCGGTGTGTTGTTTCAAACGTATCAAGTGACAACTGCATTAGTTGCAACTAACTATTATGTATTTGCAAGTGGTGTTGATTCGATAAATGACATTGCACCTGCTAACTATGTTGGCGCACCTTTATTACCGCCAATCACATCATTAATCACATCATACACAGTTGAGGCAACACTATCAACAGGCACAACAGAAGTATTCACATACAACATTGTTGATACTTGCAATGAGCCAATCAGAGTGCATTGGTTAAATCGGTTAGGTGGTTATGATTATTTTGATTTTGAATTGTCAAGTAAAGATAGATATGAGGTGCAGAGGCAACAGATGAAACAAGTGCCAGATGTGGTGACTGTACCCGGTGTTGTTAGATACTCAAAACGTGATAGGCAGAATCTTGATTATTGGGTTAAAGAGAAACGCATCACAAAGCTGACAAGCAATTGGATTACAGGTGAGCAATCAGAATGGTTGAAAGATATGTTGTCATCACAAGATATCTACCTTGAGATTGATGGTGCTTATAATGCGGTTAACATTCAGCAGTCAAGTTATGATGTGAAATACGAGGACAGAGATGAGTTATTTAATTTAGAGATTGATTTCAGTTATGCAATTGATTCTGATAGACAACAATTTTAATGGATAGGCAGGAGTTATTTATTGACAATAATATAGTTGAGTTGAGTGATGATGTTGCAGTTGCTCTCAATTTCTTGATTGCTGATATTGCAGAGCCAGAAAACAGGAAAGCAGATTATTCCAAGACAATCAACTTGCCGGGTAGTGAGAAGATCAACAAGCTATTCTCACACATCTACAATGTCAACATTGATTTAACACATTCATCAGCATCATTCAATCCTAACATTAGAGTGAGTGCGAGTTATGCAGTTAATTCAGTTGAATTGATTGATGGATATTTGCAACTTAAAAAGGTCAACATCAAAGATGGTTGTATTAGCTATGAGGTTAATATCTTTGGCAGAAACGCAAATCTGTTTAATGATATCGGTGAGGCATTATTAAATGAGTTAGACATCAGCACATTTAACCATGATTGGACAATGGATAATGAGGCATTGTCATGGGGTACATCAATCATTGAGGGTGGTGTTGCAGTACCTTTTGAATTGGGAAAGGGTTATGTATATCCGATGATTGATTATGGATTTGATAATTCAGAAGATGAGTTTGCAGTCAGTCACCTATTCCCGGCAGTATATGCAAAGGAATATATTGACAGAATATTTGCAGCAGCAGGTTATACTTACAACTCAACATTTTTTGATAGCAACTATTTCAAGAGTTTAATCATTCCTTACAATGGAAAGGATTTAAGATTGACATCAACACAGGTTGAGGATAGGAAAGTGATTGTGCAGAATACTACAACGCATACAGTATTGGTTGCTCAATTTGCCCAGACCTATGATGTGCAATTCACATCACCTGCTATTCAAGACAATTTATCACAGTTTGATTTTGTAACATACGAGGCAACGATTGCAGAGAGTGGTTATTATGATTTGATTGGTGAGTTGAATTACAATGCGCAATTCATTGTTAGTGGTGCTGCAACTCTTGTTGATTCTTTATTTGCAATTGAGGGACAGATTAGGATTTTAGTTGATGGCGTTATTGAAACAATTAAAAATATATACATTGCTCCAAACGGACAAGTTGCACCATTACCAAGTGGATACACAACTGCAATCAATCCTGCACCGCCATCAGATGAATACTTTGCAGACAGAACAGGTTTAGGAGAATTAACTCCTAATAACTTATTCAATCCGGCATCTGTATCAATTGCCACAAGGTCAAACATGAGGATTGAAGCAGGGCAAGTGGTGAGTGTTGAGTTGCAATATTGGTTAAGACCAATACAACCATATACAACTGTTGGCGGTGGTTCACCTGCACCAACTATCAATGATTACTTTGTTGATGCATCTGGCTCTCCATTTGTTTACTATGGTGGTACAATCAACTTGAATATCAATGCAGCAGATTTTAGGATTATACCACAACAAGCAACGATTGCAGAAGGTGACCAGATAGGGATGAATAGTGCAATCCCTAAAACAATTAAGCAACGTGAATTTCTCAAGAGCATTATTAATATGCACAATCTCTATATACAACCACAACGAGAGAATCCGAAGGTATTAGACATTGAGCCGAGAGATGACTTCTACACAACAGATGTGGTTGATTGGAGTGGTAAGTTAGATACGTTAAATGATATTCTGATTGAGCCATTAGGTGCATTGAAGTTCAGAGATTTTGAATTTACTTACAAAGCTGATAAAGACTACTACAATGCTTTATATGAAGATACGTATGATGAGGTTTATGGATATCGGAGAGTTATATTAGATAATGAATTTTTAAAGGGAACTAAGAAGGTTGAATTATCATTCTCTCCAACTCCATTGATTGGCAGTTCTACATCAGACAGAATCATCAGCGAAATATTCAAGACTGACAATGCTAACAACAAGGTGACATTAGAACACAATCCAAGAATCTTATACTATAACTATGTAGCAACATCAAATAACTCATGGGCACACACATCAGATATTGTTGCAACAGTTAACAGAGTTGGTTATCCTTTTGCCGGGCATCTGGATGATGCGTATAATCCTACAATTGATTTGAATTTTGGATTGAGTAAAGAGGTATATTATGATGATTCATTTGCAACAGTCAATGGTACAATTGCAGGTCTTGTGAATCGGTATTATTTCAATTACATCAATGAGATTAGCAATGAGAATAGCAAGATTGTAACTGCTTATTTTAATTTAAACGCAGTTGATATCAATGAATTGTCATTCAAGAAACAGTATTATTTCAATGGCAGTTATTACAGATTACAACAAGTAGTGGATTATAATCCGGTTGATAGGCAATTGACAAAATGTGTGTTTATCAAGTTAGCAGATATTGTTGATTTTGTAGATGTGCCATTCGTCTTAAATGGTGGTAATGCAACAATCACAGGCGGTGCAGATTCAGAGCCATCACCATCAACAGATGCGACATTTAAAGATAATAACACAAGATGAGCAGACGTATAAACATACAAGGAGTGAATAACTTTGTTGATGCATCAGCAAACAACATCACTATCAATGGCAACGGTAACAAGGTTCAAGGAAAGGTAAATAATGTTTTTATTGTTGGTGATAATCAAGTTGTAACTCAAAGCAATACGGTTGTGATTGATGGCAATATCAAGAGATTCAATCACAGTTATTCTGGCAATCAAGTTGTGCTAACTGATGCAGCGAATTATAATACAGATGCAAATACATCTTATTACTTAACAGATACAACAGGCAATAATACCACATTTGTCTTGTCGTTTAATGAAGCTGATTACTATCCGGGAATGAAGTTCACATTTAAGAAACTTGTGAGCAATAACATTGTGATTATTAACGCAGGTGCAAAGACAATTGATGGCAATCAGTATGCGTATTTGTATGCAGAGGATGATACAATTGAAATAATGTACGATGGTTTTAATTGGGTTATTACAACCTTTCCAAAACCTGTATTTACTCCTGTTGCTAATGGTACTAATTTCGTTGAGGTGGTACAAGCATCAGACTTACCAACAACATTAGCAGCGAATACAACCTATTTTATTAGAGGTTTGATTACGTTATCAACTCCAAGACTTGTAACAAATAGCGGCTCTGCCATTATTGGATTTGATAGAAACAAAGATGGGTTAATCTGGGATGGTGCAGCAGGTACAACAATGATCACAATCACAGATGTTGATTTTGATTTGACAGGAATTTATTTGAGTGCCAACAATACAGGTTCTGTTGTGATTGAAGCAGACAACTATGATGGTGCTGCATACAACGCAGGTAGAAACAAAATATTAACCATCGTAAATTGTCAATTTAGAGGGTGTTATGATGTAGCATCGTTTGAAGGTTTTGATCTCATCGACATTCAAAATTCTTTATTTTTCTATGTCAAAGCACCTAACTTTGGAATCAAGGTTTTAAACACATCTAAACTTGAAATATCATCATGTGAATTTATCAGATGGTTTGATGAATCTACATTGCCAACTCCAAGCGGTTATGCAACTGCATCAATGATTGAGATACTTCCAAATGGTGCAGGTGTTGGTGTTGGCGCATTCCAGATGTCTGGCTGCATACTGCATCCACAATTGAGCCAGAATGGCATTAAGATAAATCCATTAAGCACAACAGGATTTGCAACAATCTCATCCAATACATTTGTTGATGCTAATCTGATAACCGGGTTCAAGTTCTTTCCTAATCCATTAACAGGCGGTTATTCAAATACTGAGTGTTTGACGTACGATGTAAAGTCAAATCAAGGATTGCTCAACAGTACAAGTGGTGTGGTAATGACATTGAACGGCAACACAACCAATACATCATTAACTGTGAACACACCATCAATTGTGAACACAGGTGGCGGTGCAGTATTACAAGCATCAGTAAGATACACAGTCAGTACTGCCGGGCGTTGTACCTATACAGGAACTAAACAAGCATACGTTAGTTTACACGCATCAGTCAGTTACGACAAGCAAGGTGGCGGTTCTGATGATTATGTGTTTTATTTTTACAAAAACGGTGCGCAGTTGGCAGGTTCTCAAACTTTGGTTGATGCTCAAAAGAATAGTGCAATCAGTTTGGTGTATGGTGTGTTGATGGTGCAAAATGATTACATAGAAATATGGGTAGAAAATACGCAGTCAAATGATAATATGAGAGTGACTGATTGGCAAGTAGTAATAAGAGAATAATGGCAGTACAGAAAAATATAGTATTTAAGGTTGACATTGAAGGCACAGGCAAAGCTGAAAACTCAATAGGTGGCTTAGAGGATAGAGTTGAGAAGTTAAAGCAACTGATTGAAAGTGAGCCAATAGGTTCAAAGCGTTTCAATGAACTTAACAGAGATTTACAGAAAGCACAATCAGCAGTTAAAGATGTTGAGTTGCAATTTGAAGCATTAGATTTTGAGCAAAAGTTAACTGCCGGTTCTGATGCAATTGTCGGTATTGCAGGTGGGTTCGCAGTTGCCGAAGGTGCTGCTGCATTATTTGGTGCAGAATCCGAGCAGCTTGAAAAGACATTAGCCAAAGTAGCGGGTGCATTGGCATTGACAACCGGGTTGAGAGATTTAGCCAATGGAGTGATTGCAATGAGAAAGCTATCAATTGCAACTAAAGCACAAGCAGTATTCCAAGAACTAAATGCCAAAGCAACTGCAACTGCTGCAACTGTTCAGAAACTATTTGCAGGTTCTGTGAATACCACAACCATTGGATTCAAAGCATTAAAGACTGCTATCATTGCAACAGGTATCGGTGCATTAGTTGTGGGTGTTGGTTTGTTGGTTGCTAATTTTGATAAGTTAGCTGCCATATTAAGCAGTACAACCAGAGAGCAAAAGATATTGAATGAAGCAACTAATGCTGCTATCGATAGCATTGGAGATGAGTTGTCTGCTGCTGATAAGTTGAGCAAGACATTAAAGGATGAAACAAAAACAAGGGAAGAAAAGAACAAAGCAGTAAAAGCATTACAAAAAGAATATCCAGATTTATTATCAAATGTAGATGCTGAAAAGGATTCTATTGAGGATATCAACAAGGCATTAGAGTTGAATACAAAACTCTTGATGATTAAAGCAAAAATGGAGGCGGTTGCAGAATTAAGAGCAGAGCAATTTAAGGTAATAATCAAAGCGCAGGCAGAGGCACAGACAGGAGCAAACGTAGGAGCATTAGATTATATTGCTACACTACAAATGTCAATGACTGCTCAAGAGATGGCTAACATAAAAACTGCAAATTCAATTGCTGAAAATGAAAAGCAAGTTGTTGCTCTTGACAATGTTGAGTCTGCATTACAAGCAGAGATGGATGCGTTGATGTTGAAAGGTGCGGTCATTGTAGATACAACAGATAAAACAACAAGCGCAACAAAAACAGAAATATCAGAACGTCAAAAGCTACGCGATGAAATGGAGAAAGAGGCTGAGATTCTAAACAGAATCAACAATGCTAAATTCAAAAGTATTAATCAATTCTTTGAAATTGGCAAAGATGCCTATGATGGTGAGATAGGCAGCATCAAGGAATTAACAATGGCATTATCAAAAGAGAGTGAAATCAGAGGAGAGAAAGCAAGAGAATTGGTTGGAGTTCAGAAAGAGATTGCAGATGAATACACAACTATTTGGGGTGAGGCATTTGCAGAGATTGCAGAGATGGATGCTGAAGCAGCAGAGGAAAGAGCAAAAGCAGAGCAAGAGAGGATTGACAATATCAATAAAGGATTAGATGCAGCAACAACTGCTGCTGATGGTTTGTCATCATTAAATGATTTGGTACTTGCTAATCAGATTAAAGGGTTAAAAGAAGGTGATGCCAGAAGAACAGAATTAGAACGGAAAGCATTTGAGAGAAGTAAAAAGATACAGATTGCACAAGCATTGATTAGTGCTGCTCAAGGTGTTGTCAGTATCTTATCAACTCCATCAACAATCCCTGATCCATTTGGTACGGTTTTCAAAGTTGTACAGATTGCATCATTAGCTGCAACAACTGCTGCGCAAATAAGCAAAATTAAGTCTGCACAATTTGGTGGTGGTGCAAGTGGTTCAATTGGTTCGGCAGGTGGTGGTGGTGCATCAGCAGGTGCAGGTGGTGTACCAATAAACAACATCAGCAATACTGCATCATTGATTGACCAGAATCAACAGAATGTTACGCAGGTAGTTGTTGTTGAAACGGATATCACCAATACACAGAATACAGTTGCAGCAGTTACTGAATCAGCAACATTTTAAAATTGACAGTTATTAAATCATTTATATTTTAAGTTATGGATAAAAAAGTATTTGAATTGGTTATTGATGAGGATGATGATAGCGGTGTTTCAATGATTGCAATCGTGGATGCACCTGCCATTGAGAGAGATTTCCACAAGTTCAAACAATCAGAGCCGTTAGCATTCAAGGTTGCTGATGAAGATAAACGGATTGCATCCGGATATTGTATGGTGTCAGACCTTCCGATTTTTAGGCATGACCAACAAGACGGTGAACATTATGTTGTATTTCGCAAACCAACTATTGAGAAGATAGTCAACAAGTTCATGAAGCAAGGATTGAATGCAGAGATTAACTTGATGCACGAATCAGAGGTGAGTGATGTTTATGTTTTTGAGAGTTTGATTATAGACAAGGACAGAGGCATCAATGCACCCGATGGATTCAAGGATGCACCAGATGGCAGTTGGTTTGTATCAATGAGAGTTGATAATGATGAGTTATGGAATGACATCAAGCAAGGTACTTACAGAGGATTCTCTGTTGAGGGTATGTTTGCAAAAGCTGATGCAACTCCAACTGATGAGCAGATTATAGATGCAGCAATTGATGCTATCAATGGCTAAATTTGACAGAGTAAATTTTAATTATATTTTAACATACAAACATCATGAAAATGAATATTAGAGAAAATCTAAAAAACAACATTGAGGCATTAAAGAAAATTGCTTTCAATGAAACGGTTGAGGCGGTTGCCGAAACAACTGAAATAACAGAGCCAACAGAATCTAAATTTGTTGACGCACAACTTGAAGATGGTACAATAATTAATGTTGAACCGGCAATTGAGTTAGGTGCATCCGTATCTGTTATGACAGAAGATGGAATTGTTGCAGCAGAAGATGCAGAGCATACATTGGCAAGTGGTGAAAAGATCATCACAGTTGGTGGTGTGATTACTGAAATCATTGCAACAGAAGAAGAAGAAGTTGCAGAAGAAGTTGAGGAAGAAGTTGAAGTTGAAGAAGAAATGGAATCAGCAGAGCCAACTGCAACTGCACCAACTCCAAAAACTGTAATCGAAAGAACAGAAGTTGAGAGAAAGTTTGCAGAATTGGAATCAAAGATTGTTGATGCAATTGTTAAGAATGAGGAGTTTGAAAAGAAAGTAATTTCAACTCTTGAGGAGTTTGCAAAAGAGCCATCAGTTGAGCCAACTAAAAAAAGAAGATTGGATGCCTTTAAAAAAGAGGATTTAACATTCGAGCAAAAATTAAGTAAAATCAAAAACCTAAGAAAAATAAAATAATTATGAGTTTCGTAGTATCAAGTTTAACAGACTATGTTGACCAGAGTTCAACAGATTTATTGTTACCTGCGGTCAGTCAAGGAAAAACTGCCACAATCGTAAATTTACAAGCAGGTGTGAAATCAAGTGCTGCATTGCAGTTGTTTGATTCAACTGTTGTATTCCAAGATGATTCATGTGCATTCGCAGGTTCTGCTGCAACTACTTTC